AACTGTCGGTGTATAACCACGTAACGCATCCGCCGATGTTGCTACCGCTTTTACTTCACAACCATTGTTTAATCTAAATCTACTTTCGGAGTTTTTATCAGGAGAGAAACCAACGTTTAACCATTCAGGCCATTGTTCTAAAAAATTACGAACCTTGTTTGCCATTTCAATGGCAGTATCTCTCTTATTCGCAATAATAAGAACTCTTTCGGGGTTCTCAGGTTTTGCTAATTGTAGTTTTTTAGATAACCAAGCAGCAGTTACTGTTGTAACACCCGCTTGACGATATTTTTTAGTGATATTTTCGTTGTAGTCTTCGTAGTCCTGAATCAATTGTAATTGGTCAGGGAACAAATCCATAGGAACATATTTCTTTTGCGTATTATCGTACGTTTGTAGATATGTTCTTAAAGCATATGGCGTATCTTTAATGATTCTAGCATATTCTTTTAATTGCTCAATTTTACTCATATATATAAATACAAAAAAAGACGGTTAAAAACCGTCTTTGTATTATTGTCCTGGTAATGAGATACCTAAACCTGATAACATATCTTGTAAACTTTCACCCGATACTTTAGGTGTGAGTTCTTCAATTAGTTTCCTGAACTCAGATGTTGATTGTGTAACTTCTTCACTATCTACTTTTCTTGTTAAGTCATAGTACATAGCACCAATCAATTTTTTACCCGTTTCCGTGTTACCAATAACTTCCTTCATTAAAACTAAAAATTCTTTTACGGGTAAGTTAGCAACATTTGAGTAAATAAAATATTGTAATTTTTTCTTTTCTTCTTCATTTTTAATCGCTTCAGGATATAATGAATATAATCTTCTCCAAATTGCGGGACCTAATCTAATGTCCCAAATTTCGTGAAGTACGGTATCTTCTAAATCCATAGCCTTTTGAACTCTTTCAGGGTCTTCAGGATTTCTTTGTTTTGATAAGAATTCCATTACACCTTTAATGGTTTCGTGAATTAAGAATGGAAATATAACCGCTCTTGCAATAACTGTCGGAGGATTTGTTGTTGAATCAAGTCTTGTTTTACCTGCACCTTGAGCTTCGTCAATTGTTGCTTCCATCATTTCTTCAGGAAACTGCCAATAACCTAACATCATAGTTGAAACGAAAATTGCATATTTGTCTGTTAAATTCTGAACACCTGTAATTCTTTGAATTTCAGGAATAACATCTTCAAACATCCAAGTACCATCAACTGCGTGACCTTGGGTCATTGCATTTAATAATCTTCTTTTTGCTCTTTCTAAATTTAAAACCTCGTCAACTAATTCTTCTTCTTGTTCTTGAACTTCAGCCTCTTCAGCATCTTGATTTACTTGGATACTTTCAGATTGTAATTTAATATCGAATTGTAATCTATTTTCAGGAACCTTAAAATGTTCTCTAATTAATCTCTCACATAGTTCTTCTAATTCAGCTTCGTGATTTCTTTCGGCATTTTGTATTTCAGATAATATTCTACTAGCTTGAATTGATAATTGATAATATCTACCTTGTATACCGGTACCAATATTACTAACACCCGTATAACGTGATAATCTACCTAATGCGGTCGAATATTCATCACTGGCCAATAATTCTTCGTAGTTGTTATATCCTTCTTCGTTTGGTTCAGGAAAATCAACTTTTTTAAATGGGGTTTCTCTATCGACTAATTTATTAGTTACACCTGAATCAGGTCTACTATTATCATCAAATCTCATATCCTCATTAAATTCTTTATTTGCCATTTTTTAAAACGTTTCTGATTTTTTTCATAATTGACTCTGAAATAGAATCAGCACCTTTTGGTTGATTCATTGACTTCAAAATATTTTTAAATTCCATAAAGGCTGGCATACTTCCACCATTTCCTTTCTCGAACTTAGGTCTTGGGTCGGGTCCTTCACCAGGATTTTGCCAAGGGTCAATGAAAGGGTCTTTGTCAGGTGATGGAGGTGCATCAATATCAGGGTCAATATCAATATCAGGTTCTACATCGATATCTGGTTCCATTACATCTGGTTGTTCGTGTAGTTTAATTTTGATAAGTTCCATAATTTCATCTTTAGTTGTTAATGAATGATAATCATTTTCCACCAAAGAATCAACCCACTCTTTAATTTCTTTTTTATCAATATCCTCTAATTTCTTTTTATCCAACTTCTTCTTCTCACCACATTTACAACCAACTACTCCACATTTTGGACAACATTCTTCTTTAACTTCTTTCTTTTTTCCTTTTAAAATTTCAAAGTCTTCGCCATCGATTTTACCATTTTTGTTTTTATCGATATTTTTTTGATTCCCTTTCAATTCTTCTTTAACTTCTTTCTTCTTTTTTTGACCTTTCAAAATTTTAAAATCTTGTGCATCTATTTTACCATTGTGGTTTTTATCCAATTTCTTTTGACCACCTTTTAATCCTTCCTTAACTTCAGATTCCATAGGTTGTGCGACTGGTTTTTTATCGACAGGGTCAATTGATACTGAATAACCTTTAGATGCTGGAGGTAAACTACCTAAATCACCTTCACCATCTATTTTATATGCGGTTTTACCAGGTATAGCTTTAATTTGTTCTCCCAATATTCTTTCAGATAACATTTCCAATTGTTTATCTGACATAACAACTAAAGTTGATTGTGAAAATCCTTCTTTAACTAATAAACCAACAATTTGATTGCGTTTCATTTTAAAATTTGTATTTAATTTCTTCATTTATTAATCTTAAACCCTTTGATTCCAATTTTTCAGTGATACTATCAATGTCTTCACCAAAATGAAATGAAACTCTTTCAGGTCTTTCTTCTGAATGTATATCAAAAGGTTCCCATCCTAAAGCAACAATTCCATCTACGGCGTCTATCATTCCAAAGTAATCTGAATTTTGAACCAAATCTAATTCTAATTCTGAGTTTTTTAATAAACCCACTAAATTAATTTGTTCTAATTCAGGTGGAATTGCTCTACCCGAAGATGGAATTATAAACCATTCATCCATTAATACATCAATATCGTTACCGAATATAAATTCGTATTGTCGTTGACCTTTATAGTCTCGTCCTAACTCATTGATGTATAAAAGAAACATTATTGCTCAAAGTGTTTTCTTAATGTTTCTTTAACACTATTATTAATCATATCGGTTAACTCATTGATATCAACTTCTTTGGTTACTACTTCATCCATATCTCCATATTGTTGTCTATCAAAGTGAGCCAAATGTGCATCATTATCAAAACCGTCTTCTTCTGGCTCATCTTCCATTGATTTAGCCATATCTAATTCTTTGTTAAATAAGTTTTCTAATTCTGATTCATCACCCATTGGGTCTTCTTCTTTTAAATCAAAATTGAACATATCACCATATTCGTCATCACCGAAGATATCAGCATCACTATCGTAATTATCTGAATCCATTGAAGCTTGTCTAAAGTACAAATCTTCTTCACTATCAGGTTCAACAAAATGTTTTGTTTTCTTTCTTACCTTTTCTTTTTCTAAATCAATATTTGAATCCAATGCGTCGTGACGACCTATCGGACCTTCATCTTCAAGCTCATCCTCATCATCAAATCCCATTTCTTCAGGTTGTATTTGAGTGTCGAAATCATCGAAACCTTCGTCAAAACTCATATTAACTAAATTTTCTAACGCATCTATTCCGTCCATTTCACCTAATTCAGATTCATCACCCGCTTCAGGTGCTGGCATTTCGGAAGGTAATTCTTCACCACCTTCAGTATCGCCTAATCCACCCTCACCTTCAAAATCTTCCTCGTCTTCAAACTTACTCAATATTTCTTCTTTATCATCCATTTCTAACTTATCCAAATTAACTGCAGATAATACAGAATTGATAATATATTTGATATCGTCACTTTCTAAATCGTCTTGAATGTCTCTGATTTTTTGACCTAATTTACCTGTTAACTTTTGAACGATTTTTAATTTATCGTCACCGCTTTCTTCTCCACCCATTTCAGGTTCTGCACCCATTTCCGCACCCATATCAGGTTCTGCACCCATATCAGGTTCTGCACCCATATCAGGAGCAGCACCCATATCAGGAGCAGCACCCATATCAGGAGATGCTGGTGGTAATGCAGGTGGCATTTCAGCGGCAACCTCAGCAGGTGCTGGTGGTGCAACTTCTGCTGGTGCTGATTTACCGGCTTTTAAAACATATTTTGTTTCTTCTTGTAAATTATCTTGTCCTTTTAAAAGTTCTAATCTTTTAAGAGCTTCAGCGTATGAAGAGAATCTATTCTTATTCTTCATAAACATACCACCGATATAGTCTAACGAATTTTCGTTCAAACCTCTTTTTACATAGTATCCATCTTTTTCTTTGACTACACCATATAAACCTGACTTTGTTGATTCAGATAGATATTCTGCAGCTTTAGATGTTGCAACATTCTTATTATTGTTGTTGTTATAGTAGGTAAGCTCGAGAATTCTTTTTAATTTCTCATCTCCGCTTAATTTTTCACTACCGAGTGGTTTTATATCTCCCATTTTTAATATTATTAAATGAAATTATTCTTATCATATAAATACATAGATATATGAAAAAAAATATGGTTTATTATTGTGCTACGGATAATTTCTTATTTTGAATCCCCTTTTTGATACCCATTAATTTCTCAATGTACCCATTTCTCCTAAGTAATTTGAAGGTTAAATTTTCATAAGAATACTCTCCACCCTTCTCGAGACCCGATTGTCTAAATTGTTTTAATTTGGTTTTTACATCATCAACGTCCTTTGAAACGTCTTTTCCTAATTCTGAGGACTTAACCAATGAATCTATTAATTCACCATATTCTTGACCCTTTTCCATAATGGTGCGGTCATCAATGAACTCCTTACCCTTTTTAGGTTCAATTATCCATTTGTTATTTAATATTGAATAGACTCCCGTTGATAGGTGTTTTTCATTTGAATCTTGAACATAAAGTTCAACATCGTATCCTTTTATTTTTATATCGTGTTCCGAGTTCCAATTGTTTTTCTTTGAATCGAAAAATTCTTTGACTATCTTCTTCATTGACGTAGAATCTTTTTTATTCGAGTCATTAAAATCATTGAAATCTACCAATATGTGTAAATCAACATCCGAATATTCGGACCAATTAAAATTTGATAACGAACCTGTTAAATGGACATCATCAATAAAGAAATCGATACCGATAAATTCAACAAACTTATCAGCAATCTCCAATAATTTAGTTCTAATATTATCCTTCATACTAAAAGAACCATTATCCTCCTCAAAAATATCAGGGGACAATGATTCTTTAGAATAAAAAGACTTTACTATCTTTTGGTCTAACTCACTATCTTCAAAAAGTTCATCAACCAAAGATTTATTCATCATACTAACCTCTTAAATTTGTATTTGCCGTTTATGTTACTATTCAAAAACTTACCTTGAGATTCGGACATTCTAAACTTAGTGAACTTGTCCCAAGGGAATTCGTAGTATTCATAAATAGAACCATTATTAAATGTAATCGTTAAAGTTTCAGTTTCTGTATTAAAACCTGCACTTTTAAGGTTACTCGAGTTGATTTCAACTAAGATGTTTTTACCATCAATTTTTTCACTTATAATACCCATATCTTATATTTTTTAGTATTAATAATATACAAAATTTTTAGTTAATAATCAAATACTACATATAAATATCAAATAAAAAACCCCGATTACTCGGGGTTTCATTTTAATTAAGGGAGATTTGACGTTCTATTGATTTTTTCTTATCTATCGGTAGAGTTAATTCGAGAATACCATTCTCAACTTTACCCACAATATCCTTCTCTTTTACATCGTCGGGGATATTATATGATTTGACGAAACTACTTGTAAAGTAGACACTATCGTCACTCTCCTCTTTTTCAAAGGAAATTTTAAGTATTCCTTCCTTTGTGGAAATTTTTAAATCTTCCTTGGTTAAACCAGGAACACTTAATAAAACAACGTATTCAGTTTCAGTTTTACGAATACGAGTTTCGGGACTTTTTAGGTACTTTGATGTTTCGAACACGCTATCGAAACCTTGGAAAAATGGGTCTTTAAATAATGTTATCATAGTATATTAAATTTTATTATACTATTAACAAATTTTTTACCAAATGTCTAAAACTGACATTTAGACATTGGTTAGACATTTTTTTAGACATTTTGTCCGTGATTTGTTTTTTTGATTGAAAAATGTTAAGTTTGTATAAATACTAAATCATACACATATGTCGGTAGACTTTTTAGAAGACGGGGGTCCAAAACCTAATCAAAAAAATAGAAGAGGAACTTCTACAACTCCAATCCTTGATAATTTCTCAAGAGATTTAATTAAACTCGCAGAAGAAGGAAAGATTGACCCGGTTGTTGGAAGAGATAACGAAGTGAAGAGAATTTCCCAAATTCTTTCTCGCAAAAAAAAGAATAACGTTGTAATTGTAGGTGATGCGGGTGTTGGTAAATCTGCTCTCGTTGAAAAACTTGCAATACAAATTCACAAAGGTGTTTGTCCGAGTAATTTGTTGGATAAAAGATTGGTGTCGTTAGATTTAACATCACTTGTTGCTGGTACGAAATATAGAGGACAATTTGAAGAACGAATTAAGGCGATATTAAACGAACTTCAAGAAAATCCTAATGTGATTGTATTCATTGATGAATTACACACAATGGTAGGTGCAGGTAATGCTAGTGGTGCGATGGATGCTGCTAATATTTTAAAACCCGCATTAGCTCGAGGTGAAATGCAATGTATCGGAGCAACAACATTTGACGAATTTAAAAAACATATCGAGAAAGATTCTGCATTGGTTAGAAGATTTCAAAAAATTATCTTGAAGGAACCAACACAATCTGAAACGATTGAAATATTGAAGAACTTAAAGTCTTCATATGAAGAATTTCATAAGGTTGAATATCAAGACAATGTTGTTGAGACAATAACAACTTTAGCTTTAAGATATATTACTGATAGACAATTTCCTGATAAGGCAATTGATATTTTAGATGAATTAGGTTCAGACAAAAAAATCTCGGGTAAAATTCCTGAGATAATTGAAACACTTAAGAAGGACGCTGAAGAAATAAAAGAAAAAAAGGTTCAAGTAGTTAAAAATCAAAATTATGAGCAGGCAGCCAAATTGAGGGATGAGGAAAGAAAGATTTTAAAGAAGCTCGATGATGAAAAAGAAAAATGGACGATAAAACAAAAGGAAAATAAAACTCCTGTGACTGTTGAAGATGTGTACGAAATCGTATCCAATATGACAGGAGTTCCAATTAGTAAATTAGACTCTAAAGAAACTGAAAAGTTATTAAAATTAGAAGATATACTATCGTCTAAAGTTATTGGTCAAGATGATGCGATTAAGACAATCTCAAAAGCGATAAGAAGAAATCGTGTAGGTATTAAAGATACCAATAAACCAATTGGTTCATTCATCTTCTTAGGTTCAACAGGTGTTGGAAAAACATTCTTGGCAAAATCATTAGCGGAAACATTATTCGGTGACCCTAATAAAATAATTAGGGTTGATATGAGTGAGTTTATGGAGAAACATAATGTATCAAGATTAATTGGTTCTCCTCCTGGTTATGTTGGTTATGACGAAGGAGGTCAATTAACTGAAAAAGTTAAAAACAATCCATTCTCTGTAATATTATTTGATGAGATTGAGAAAGCACATAAAGACGTATTCAATATCTTATTACAAATACTTGATGAAGGACATTTAACCGATTCTTTTGGAAGAAAAGTAAATTTTACGAATACTTTGATTATTATGACATCAAACGTAGGTGCTAAAAAGGTTATGGATTTTGGTGATGGTATGGGTTTTGCAACTAACAGTAAAGAAACTCAAAAAGCTGAAGTGAAGAAATCGATAATTCAAAAAGCACTAAAACAACAATTCAATCCCGAGTTTTTAAATCGTATTGATGATGTTATCACGTTCAACCCTTTAAATGATGACACATTGAAAAAAATCATTGATATTGAGTTGTCACGATTGAATGACCGATTAAAGGAGAAGAACTTTAAGATTACATTTGACAAATCCGTAATTGTGAAGATTCACGAACTAAATTCTGAGGAAGAATATGGTGCAAGACCGATTAAAAGGATTATTCAAAATCTATGTGAAGATTTCTTAAGTGAAGAGATACTGAAAGGTAATATTGTTGAAAATACAGCCATTACACTTAAATTTAAAGACGAAAAATTAACATTTACAAAAAAAATATTGTAAATAGTTGACTTTTTATGAGAATCATATATATTTATATTCTCAAAGGTTCTCTTTGTCGATTACCTTTTCG